TAGGCCGACTCAATCATCGGCCACGCAAAGTGCTTGGATTTAGAACACCTCACGAGGTATTCTTCGGGGTGGAAGTTCTCTACACCAAGCAACCACTAGCGGTTGCACTTCGAATTTGAATCCGCGTTACCTTTTAAATCAACGTTTGTTAGATTGCCTAATTTTTAAGCAATATGGATGAAATAGCCGTTTTATCGCCTAAAGCTGCCCTTGGGATGGGGCTTGCTGAGAAGGCTAAGCGCATGGCGGAGAATAGGCTACGGTATTACAAGCCGTACCAGAAACAAATTGACTTCCATACAGCCGGGGCAGACGAAAAAATCAAAGAACGCCTGCTTGTCGCTGGCAATCAGTTGGGCAAAACACTAGCTGGATCGTTCGAGGCAGCCATGCATCTGACCGGAATTTACCCGGATTGGTGGCAAGGCGCAGTATTCGACCATCCCACAACGTCGTGGGCTGCGTCGGAAACAAGTCAGGGTACACGCGATACAGTCCAAAGATTGCTACTCGGCCCCGTGGGTAGCTGGGGAACTGGAGCAATTCCAGCCTCACGCATAACCGAGATTAAACGAGCCGCGCATGGCGTGGCTGACGCGGTTGAAACAATACTGGTCGCACATAAGTCCGGTGGCACAAGCAGGATAACCCTTAAGACCTACGATCAAGGCCGATTAAGATGGCAGGGCGAAACGCTAGATTTTGTCTGGTTTGATGAAGAGCCACCACAAGATATTTACATCGAAGGGCTGACCAGGACAAACGCAACGCAGGGGATTGTATGGGTAACATTCACGCCCCTTAAAGGCATTAGCGATGTCGTCAAGCGGTTTATGATTGACAAGCACGCTGGCACGCATGTTACAACGATGACCATCCATGATGCGGGGCATTACACGCCAGAGCAACGCGCCGCTATTATAGCCAGCTACCCGAAGCACGAGAGAGAAGCTAGGTCGTTAGGTATTCCGACACTGGGTAGCGGTAGGATATTCCCGGTAGACGAAGCTGAGATCATGTGCGACCCAATTGCCATACCTGCCCACTGGGTGCAGATAGGCGGACTAGACTTTGGTTGGGATCATCCAAGTGCAGCGGCAAGGATTGCATGGGACCGGGACAGCGATGTTATCTATGTAACAGCAGCTCACAGACAGCGAGAGCAAACGCCGGTATTGTTTTCAGCATCTATTAAGCCGTGGGGTGCGTGGTTGCCGTGGGCATGGCCACATGATGGACTGCAACACGACAAAGGCTCAGGCGAGGTTCTGGCGAATCAGTACCGCGCCCAAGGCTTGAAGATGTTGAAAGATAAAGCCACGCATCCACCAAGCAAAAATGAGCCAGAGGGTACAGGCGGTAATGGGGTGGAAGCTGGCGTGCTGGATATGCTGGACAGGATGCAGACAGGCAGGCTCAAAGTATTCAGTAATTTAAAAGACTGGCTGGAAGAGTTTAGGCTGTACCACCGCAAGGACGGGAAAATAGTCAAGGTCAATGACGATCTGCTTTCAGCGACACGTTACGCCATTATGATGAAGCGGTTTGCTGTGGTGAATATGCCTGTTAATACACGCAAGCACGGTCAAACATACATACCACATGACAGAAGTATAGGATTCTAAGGGGAATATATGCAAGAAGTATGCGAAGGATTCGAACGGTTAAACATCACGGCGACCAATGCCACGATTAAGTGCGGCACGTTGCTGGGGATATTTGTTTCCTCTTCATCGGCTGGCACACTGAAATTTGCTGATGGAGATGGAACGATTGCCAATACATTCTCTGCCGTAGCCGCTACGTTCTACCGTCTGCCATGTAGATTCAAGGGGACGCTAACTGTAACGGTAGGCGGCACGCTTGACGCAACCATATTCTATAAGCTGTAAATGATAAAGGTTGAGGTGCAACAGGCTGGTGCGCCAGACGATGAGCAGCGTATTGCCGTACTGGATGCGATTGGCTCAGCGTTAGCGTCCAAGCGCAAGGATGCGATAGCCGCAAGATCACAGTCAGGCATTGAAACAGAGTGGGCAGAGGACGAGGAAAGCTATCAAGGCTATGACGATGCAAACCGGCATGAGTTCGCTAATACCGCGTCAAAGCCCGTAATAGATGGCAAGACGCGGAATGACAATGGCAAGGTTGCATCATCCGGGTCAACTGTATTCCCGAACATCACTCAGCCGTATTGTGATGCAGTTGCAGCCCGTTACGCTGATATGGTTCTGCCGACAGATGATCGCAACTTTGCTCTTGAGCCAATAAAAGATAACAACATTGCACCGGCTCCTTTACCTGTACCACAGCCACCACCGCCGCCAGCGCAGCCGGGACAGCCACCTGCTCCACTAACACCACAAGATCAAGCAAGGATTGCACAGGCACGATTCAAGGCGAACAATTCCCGCAAGGCAAAATTAGCCGAGGATCAGATAGACGACTGGCTACAGGCATCAGGCTATAACGGCGAGATGCGGCACGTCATTGATGATTCGGTGCGGCTTGGGTCGGGCGTAATAAAGGGGCCAGTACCCACAAAGCGCAAGCTGTCAAAATGGGTTCAAGGTGCTGACGGCGTTTCCGAGATGAAAGTCATCGACGAGATACAGCCAGAGTCATTACGCATTGACCCGTGGAATTTATTTCCTGATCCGGCATGTGGGGAGTCTATCCATAATGGCTCATACATATTCGAGCGTGATTACATCACAGAAAAGAAGCTGGACGATCTAAGGGGATTGCCGGGATATATTGATTCGCAGATTGATAAGTGCATCCTAGAAGGCCCCGGCAATCGGAAAGAGGGCGGCAGGAATAACAAATCATCCAGCAAAGACCAGTACGAGATATGGTACGCGCACATCGAGATCAAAGCAGACGAGCTAGTTGCCTGCGGTTGCGAGGTGGAAGGTAAAAAAAGCTACCCAGCATTGATGACGATGGTAAACAATCACGTTATCCGCGCAGCTTTAAATCCGATGGACTCCGGTGAGTTCCCATATGAAATTATCCCGTGGAAACGCAGACCGGGTATGCCGTGGGGAATGGGTCTAGCAAGACAACTAAGAACCCCGCAACGAATGGTAACAGCGGCAACACGGCGACTGGCTGACAATGCCGGTTTGGGTAGTGGCCCGATGTTTGTTGTGCGCCGTGGTGTGCAACCTGAAAACGGAATATGGGAGATTGCACCCCTCAAGGTTTGGGTAGAGGAAGATGATTCAACCGGCAATGCAACCGCACCGGTGAGCGCAGTAGTCATCCCTATGATGCAGGTTGAGCTAACCAACATCATTCAATTGGGCATGAAAATGGCCGAAGATGTAACCGGTATGCCTCAGTTGATGCAAGGCAATCAAGGCAGCGCACCTGATACGGTCGGCGGCATGACTATCCTGAACAACAATGCAAATTCCGTGCTACGCCGTATGGCTAGGGTGTTCGACATCGGCCAAAGTGCGGTTATCAATAAATACTATGCTTGGATGATGGAGTATGGCGAAGATGACAGGATGAAGGGCGAGTTTCAGATTGTTGCCCGTGCGTCAACAGCATTGGTCGAGCGAGATATTCAGTCACAAGAAATGGTGAATGTCCTGCAAATGTCGCTCAATCCGGCGTATGGGAAGAACCCCAAGCTGGCGATGAACGAGTATCTGAAGAGCAGGAGATTTGACCCAAGCGCGTTTGACTATACCGAAGAAGAACTTGCCAAGATGCAGTCCAATCAACAACCGCCTGACCCGCGCATTCAAGTGGCACAGATGAACGCACAGGCCAAAGCACAAGAACAGCAAGCCAAGATTAAAGCCGATGCAGATCATGCCGCCGCCGACTATGCTTATCAAAAGTGGGAAAAGGACATGGAAATCCAGATGGAGCAAGAGAAGCTGGCGGCTGATAAAGCACAGGCTTTTGACGATCACAAGGTTGATATGGCCTCGTTGAGCATGAAACTCCGCACACAAGCCGCATTGTCTGAGCGATCAATCGCCCATCAAAAAGATACCACGGTCGGGCAACATGCGATGGATATGCATAACAATCAGGTGATGCAGCCCGTTGTGGAGCCAGCAGGACAGGCTGCGCCGGGTGAGGCGTATCAGTCATGACCCTACTCTATTACGTGTGCCTGTTAATTCTTAGCTGCGCCCTGCTTGTTTATCTAACCATGGACGAATGATTCAGCCCATCGAAATCGCCCGCCTGATAGCTGAACGCAACGACCATCAAGAGCATGAGGACGAAGCGCATAGATTGCTCGGCATAGACACCGGCAAAGAGCAGGAAGATTTGATTTGCACAGTCACCCAAGACGGTAAAGCATTAATACCGGAGAGCATAGACGCAGAATGAAATTATCACCACATGATATGTCCACTTCTTTGTGGCAGAAGCTGTCTGACCACTATGCGCCCTTGCTGGCCAAGGCACGCGCCCGTGCAGAAAATATAGAAATCAGCGACAAAGAAAGAATGAAGTTGCTATACGAAATTAAGTTTACAAAAGGATTTCTGGCTCTCGCAGAGCCGGACAATAAAAAGACGACACGCGAAGAGTAAAAACCTTCCCCTGTTGCAAATGCTGACCGCCCATTATCAGGCGGTTTTTTTTCGAGGTAATAAATGACATACGAGTTAGAGCAAGCACCGGCAGACCAAGAATTAACTGAACTTATGGCTGGATATGAACCTACGCGCAGCGACGAGCTTCCCGAAGATGAATATTCCGAAGTCATTACAGTGACCAACGAAGAGCCGGAACAAACTCACGAAATAACAGTTTCAGATTTGTCAGCAGAGTTAAAGGCACTAAAAGAGAAGGTAGCGGCAAGCCATGAAGATGCGGGAACAGTTCGCAAATTACATGGAGAAATTGGCAACATAAACCGCACACTTTTGGAAATGAAGAATCCGCCTCCCGCGCCCGTAGAAGATACAGACGCCGCAGAACTGGACGCATTAATCGAGGAATACCCTGATCTTGTTGGGCCATTGGTGAAAACGCTACGTGCGACACAAGCACAACTGGCGAATTTACAACATAGACCAACCGATGACATTGACCAAAGAGTGTCGCAAACAATCGCAAGTATTCGGCAGGAGGACGCGGCTGAAACACTTGCAATGGAGCACCCGGATTACAGGTCGCTACCTGGGACGCCTGAATATGAAGGCTGGCTATCAAACAAAACGCCCGAATTCCAAGAGAGGTTTCGCAACACATGGAATCCCGCCGTTGTTTCAAGAGGTCTAACAGAATTCAAAGAGTCATTAAAGAAACGTGAATCAAAACAAGAACGCCTTTCTAGCGCAATTACCCCCAAGGGAGTGTCGCGCAAAGTAGGCGAATCAACATTATCCGACGAGGAAGCAGTGTGGGCTGGGTACAACTCAGGCCATAAACGTCAAATCAAATAAAGGAAGTTAAATCATGGCAAGTAATACATACGCAAGCCCTGCGGGGCGGATTAACAAAGTAAAGGGCGAAATGCTCAAGATGGCTGAACCAGAAGAGGTTCTGAGCCTTGGCTGTGAAATGAAGAAAATGCCCAAGAACAAGGGCGACAACATCGTGTATCGCGGTGTCATTCCTACGGGTGGCGCTACTACAAACGCTAACACCATCAACAGGTGGTCGGTGACTGCTGCAAGCTATCAGGTAGCCGAAGGCGTGACCCCAACAGCACAAGCATTGGAATACCGCGATGTGACAGTAACAATCGCTGAATACGCTGTCTTGTTCAGCTATACCAACAAAGTCGCATTGCTGCACGAAGATGATATTCCCGCTGACCAAGTTCGCCAAACCGCGCTCTTGATGGGGCTGGTGCGTGAAATGGTGCGTTACGGCATCATGAAAGCATCTACCACTGTTCAGTACAGCGGCGGAACAACTCGCGCAACCGTGGATGAGCCTATCACTTACAACGGTCTATCTCTGTTGTCTCGTACCCTGCTGGGAAATGGTACGAACATGAAAACGTCCATTCTTGCACCGGGACCGGCATACGACTCCAGCGCGATTGAGGCTGGCTTCATTGTGTTCTGCCATACCGATTGTGAGCATGACATCAGGCGTTTGCAAGATTTTGTGCCAACCGCTAAATATGCTAACCGCTCAATCATCAACGAAAACGAACTTGGCTCTGTTGGCAGGTTCCGCTTCATCGTATCGAAAGAGCTTACTGCTTACACAGACGCTGGCGCGGCTGTCGGGGCTACAGGACTATATACATCCGGTACGCTCGTTGACGTTTACCCGATGATTATATGCGGCGAAGATGCTGTATTCGACATTGCGCTTAATGCCAACTTCGACCCGTTCCATCTGCCTGCAAGTCAGCGCACCAAAGACGATCCAATTGGTCAACGTGGTTATGTTGGCGCGTCCTTTTGGTCTGCTGCTTGCGTGGTTAATAACGGAAAAATCGGCGTGATCGAAGTAGGCATAACATCCTTGGCATAACCATCTAGGCGGCTAATTGTGGCCGCCTAACTTAATTTTTAAAGGAATAAAAGCATGGATAACAGAAATTTACGCGGGTTAACGATGGGAACAGTTAGTCCGGTTCTCGTCAAAGGAACCAATAAGAGCTACACCACAACCGTTACATCTGCCGGTATTATAAACGGCAAATATGTTACCGCATTGACCGCTCAGACTAATCAGGCGGTTCCGACAACTGACCATGCAACTGGTGCTGCCTTTGTCGCTCTTACGACACAGAAAGCTACCGTGGTCGTGGTTGGGCAGAATGCCGCTGGGACAATCAAGGCATGTCAAGGAACGATTGTGCCTACCGCGCTTGGCGTGACAACCACAGCCGGGGCATTCCTTAATTACCCGGACTTCCCGGCGCTTCCAGATGATTTCCTTGTGTTTGGTTATGCGCTTGTGCGTACCGCTCCAAGCATGTCAACAACATGGACTTTCGGAACTGATAACTGGGCTGCAACTGGCGTAACTACTACAGAGTTTGTACAGTGCCCTGTGTTACCGGCACGGCCAACATCAACATAATCCAAGTCTAACATCAGCATGGGCCATCTTTCGAGGTGGCCTTTTTTACGTCCAAAAAATATAACTAAAGGAAAAATATCATGTTGCAACGCAAATATAACAGTGTTCTGGCAGCAGAAGTGTTGGTCAATACCTCTACAGGAAAAGGTATTGGATATGCAACAGGCGCTGGTCGTTATGTAACGCAGATTACCAACCGCGCTACGGGTGTAACTATCAATTCGCTGGCCGGGCAGATCACAACAGATAGTACGAGTTTGGCCGCAGAAGCTTCCGCAGAGTTCATTGTCACGAATTCCAAGGTAAATCTAAATGATGTAGTTGCTCTTTCTATTCAATCTGGCGCAATAGGCGTTGGAACGATGGCAACCGTATCAACGGTGGCTAACGGGTCATTCACGATCAGAGTGCATAACGGCAACGTGGCCGCTGGAACAGCAGAAACCGGTGCAATCATTATTAACTTTGTGGTGCTTAAAGGCGCAAGTCTTTAAGGTTTAAAAGTAACACAAGGCTCTTCGGAGCCTTTTTTATTAAAGGAAAGCTAAATGGCACGAACACCACGCAATGCAATAGACAATCCAGTTACCAAGGCTCCAGTACCTATGTCAGAACAAGAGATAGGACAGCAGGAGACTCGGACAATGGAAAGCATGAATGAGCCTAAGGTGATCGCAAAAGTCAGCGACCAACCGCTTGATTCAGAGAAAATCCAAATGCTTGCATTTATGAACGAGACAGTCACGGTAAGAATCGCGACGAGTACCGATAAAAATGCCGAGCAGTGTTTTGAATTGAACATCAATGGAAAAGCAGAGTTCTTCCGTCGGGGCGAAACCAAGAACGTCAAACGGTTTTTTGTAGATCGGCTCATGCGCCTCAAGCAAACGGTCTACGGACAGGAGTTGGTAATCAACAAAGAAGGCATTAAGTCGTATGTCTACCCTCCTTCGACCGGACTAAAGTACGATTTCGCTATCATCCGTGACGACAACCCATTAGGAAAATCATGGGAGCGTGCGGTATTGGCTGAACGGGGTTAATCCGTGACCTTCTTGGAGCTATGTCAACGCTTGCGGCGTGAAGCAGGACAAGCAGGGTCTGGCCCGACAACTGTTGTTAGCCAAACCTATGACTTACTGAGAACGGTCGATTGGGTTCAAGCGGCCTACGCAGAAATTCAGAATCTTCATGCTGAGTGGAATTTTCTGCGTACTGATCTCACCTTTCAGACCGTGGCAAGTGATAACAACTATCCGATAGCAGATATATCCGCCACTGAATATGGCGAGTGGATACCGGATAGCTTTCGCAGTTACAAGACCAGCACTGGCGTAGCAGGCGAGCAGTTTATGCAATGGCTGGACTGGCCTGATTTCCGCGATAAGTATGTAATCGGCTCGAATCGCACACTGGAAGGGAACCCGCGTTATATCGCGCAGAAGCCCGACACCTCTCTGATTCTTTTCCCGACACCTGAGGCTATCTACACCATCAATGGTGAGTATTTCAAACGAGCACAGGCTATGACAGTGGATGCTTCTGAGCCACTTATACCAACCAAGTTCCACATGATTATCGTATGGCGTGCATTGATGTTTTACGCCGGCTATACCAGTGCCCCAGAGTTGTACGAAGTTGGGCAAAGAGAATATAAAAACATGCTATTCAAACTAGAGTCATCACAGTTGCCGCGAATAAGAATGGCAGCGCCGCTAGTATGAAAAGACCACTACCTAACGTACCCATAAAGCAAGACTGGATTGCATTCAAAGGCGGGTTAGACACCACCACGCCAGCCATGAGCAAGCCCCCAGGCACAGTCTATGCCGCGCAGAACTTTGAAGTGGATGTGAACGGCGGTTACAACACCGTACAAGGCTATGAGCGATTCGACGGCAGAGCAAGGCCATCTGACGCGCAGTACGCCACGCTGACTTGTACGCTGTCAGTCACGGTCAATGTGGGCGACATCGTGACGGACGTAACAGGAACGATATTCGGCACTGTCATTGCAGTGACAACCCCATGAGGATGCTGATTGCACTGCTGCTACTGAGTTTTCAGGTGAGCGCAGAGAATTCAATTAGCTCAGATCAATACAAAGTAACAGGCTGGTTTAACGCGGACAACTCACTGCATACAGGTATCAAATCTGATACTTTGATGGATTTTAGTACCGGCATGGCTGGTGCTAATTTCAGTATGTACGGCATAGCAAGAGGCAATGGTAACGGCGGTTCATGGGGTGTGCATGACATCGTAGGTGTACACGGTACAGCGGTAAAGAGCGGCAGCTTTTGGGCGGCTGGAATGCACTGTGATGTTTACGATACATCACCGGGCGGCACATCCGTGTGCTTGAACGTCGAGTTCCCCCAAACTCAGCGCGGCACGAACACCATCGGAATCAACATGCAGCCGCACGCTGGCGCACGTAATCTGGTCGGCATACAGATTCAAAGCCCGGAAGCATTCAAATATTCGCTCTACATACCCAATTCAAGTATTGCCTTTGGTCAAGTGGATACCGTGCCATTCGGGATGCGCTTCAACACATCAAGACAATCGTTGGAGTTTTTCAGATCAATCGGAAAACCGGACGAAACCAAAGTAGGCGAAATCAAAATGGACTTCGGGCAAGTTAAATAAAACTACCTATGTACTGTAAAGGATAGCAATGTCAAATTCGTATTTCACGGCAACCGGCGCACCGTCCACCAGTTCGTCGCTTGCCTCAACGACAATCAGGACTGAGCTTGCTTTAGTAGACGCTGGCTTTACGCTGGTCGAAACGGCGATGAACCTGAAGGCTCCGTTAATCAGCCCGGCACTGGTTACGCCTAATCTAGGGACTCCTTCGGCTGGAGTTGTCACCAACCTTACAGGTACGGCGGCAGGGGTGAGCATAGGCGGCAATGCTGCTACTGTCACGACTAACGCCAATTTAACAGGACACATAACATCATCCGGGAATGCTGCCGTTTTGGGTAGTTTTACGTTGGCTCAATTAAATACGGCGATCAGTGACGCGAATCTTTCGGAGGTGACGGCGGCAGCATGGTCAATCAAAACCACAACCTATACCGCAGTCGCTGGCGATTACTTGATGGCCGATACCACAAGCGCGGCATTCACGATCACTCTTCCAGTAACTCCGTCAGCGAATCATGTAGTAAACATCTGCGATTATGCTGGAACATATGCAACCAACAATCTGACCATAGGTCGTAACTCGTCAAAAATAATGAGCCTCTCTGAGGACATGGTTATCAGCACGAACAACACGAGTATCACATTAACTTATATCGACAGTACAGTGGGGTGGAAAATAACATGAGCAACCTAAGTCAATTCATAGGCGGGGCTGGCGTAAGAAGTCCGGCTATATTCTTTCCTTCGTCGACTACTTATACGATACCTGTAAGCGGGACTTACAGACTGTCTGTGTTGGGTGCGGGGGGTAGTGGTGGTGCTGCTTCAAATAATGGCGGGAACAGAGGCGGTTCGGCAGGTGGAGGGGGTGGAGGTTTCGCAGAGACGGAGGCTTACCTACAAAAAAATACTGTATTAACCGTTACGGTTGGCGCTGGTGGGGTAGGCGTTTTAGCCACGTCACCCGCAGCAACTTCTGGAAATACAGGCGGAACAACGTCGATTAGCGGAACTGGAATAACTACTATATCTGCAACTAGTGGAGCTGGTGGAGCTGCAACAATAGTGATAACAACAGTAGCTGGTGGTGCTGGGGGTACAGGGTCTGGGGGAACTACCGTAAATGCGACAGGGGGTGCTGGCGGGAGTGTAACCACCGCAGCAAGCTGTGGGTATAACTATGGCGGGGGTGGGGCATCTGGTTCACCTTATGGGACTGGTGGTGCTGGTGGTGCGGTCACTTGCACAGGGTTAACGACTGGCAGTGGCGGTGGAGGTGGAGGTGCAGTCGGTGGGTATAATGGCGGGGCAGCTTCAGGTACAGGTGCAGGTACGGCCATTTATGCCGGAGGAGCAGGCACAGGCGGTAACGGCGGTGATATGGCTACTGCAGGCACTGGAACGGGAGGAGTAAATAGGTTGAATCGCTCCTCTGTAGCTGGCGCTGATGGCGTTGTTAGAAATTTAACAACGCAAGCTGCTGGCGGGCTGGAGATCGGATTTGAGTCGTTAAATGACCCATTCCGATCTATGTCGGGTGGGTGCGGCGCAACCAGAGCTATTGGTGGATGTGGGGCAGGCGCATCTGCAGGCCCGGGGGCTATGAACGGCGGTATATGTGGCGGGACAGGTGGGTCTACTAGTGGGGCTGGCACGCCAACCTGTGGTGGCGGGAGTGGTGGAACATCCAATTCTAGCACTAGTTGTACTAGCTCAGCGGGTGGTCCCGGCCTCGTAGTAATCGAAAGGATAGGCTAATGCGATATAAATTAAAAGATGGTAATGTGATACTGGCTGACGCTGACTTTATAGCAGCGCATCATCCTGACGCAGAGTTATTAGAGGATGTTGTAGAGCCTGAAATCAAACAACCAATATCAGTCCTCGACTTCCGCAACCGATTTACCCAAGCCGAAAAGATAGCGATTTACACGGCGGCGAAACAGGTTGTCGCAATTCAGGTCTGGATTGATGATCTGGCTTCGGCAAAAGATGTCAACGTGACTCATACCCAAACAATCGAAGGCATTAACGCGCTTGAAGCGGCTGGATTGATAGGCGTAGGACGTGCGGCAGAGATACTAAAATAAAGGAGAAATCATGCTATCAACATTGGAATGGAACACAGAATTTAAACGGCTGAACGGGATACCGCCAAGCAAGATGAATTTGGGCGCAGCATCCACTAGAGAGTATTTTATGGCTATCAGCAGGAACGGCGGGTACAAGATGCCCGTGGAGCCTTCTGCAACTCCAGTGGTAACGCCGCCTGTCCCTGCACCCACGATCCCGCAAAACGCAACAGCGAAGCAGTTAATCAAGACAATCATGGATGCAGCAGCGGCACTGGATAAGCTGTAATCAGTTATCTGGGATTATTAGATAACTCAATGACACCAGCCCTTCGGGGCTTTTTTTACGCATAAGCAAAGGTGAGAGAATGACCGCCACTACTGATTGGAATAACGAATTCATGCGGCTTAATGGCATTCCTGCCACCAGAATGACCAACAATGAGAACATGACCTCGTATTATCAATCAATAGCCAAGAATGGCGGGTACAAACTACCCGGCACAACGGGAAGCACGACACCGCCGGTAACAGGTGCGCCACAGGGGTTAATGACCCAAACACAAACACAACCAGTCGGCACGGGTGCAGGCGGAACCTATACCTTCGACGATCAGGCACGAGACAGGTACGGAGTCGCGCCTGGAAGCGGCACAGTCAATACAGTACAGCCAACTCAACCAGCAAACCGTTACACACCGCAAACACCCGCGCAGCAACAGGACTTCCAGAAGGGTATGGGCGTTAATATCGTTAATGGGCAATACACATTTGACGCTGCACCGCCACCTACACAAGGAGGAGGATTTCCGCCAATTCCAGTTGGCGGAGGAACGGGCAATACAGGTGGGAATACAGGCGGCGGCAACACGGGCGGAACAGTAGGCGGCAACACCGGGAACACTGGCGGCCTAATGACCCAAACAAACACAGTCGCCCCTGTTGGCGGAACGGTAGGCTATACCGCTAATCAACTTGGAGATCCGACCAAATGGAACGTTGACGACAATCAAACCGTAGCCGGGCAAGTGCGGAACCTGATTAACGAGAACAATCCGCTGCAACAACAAGCCGCAACACGCGCTAAACAGGCGATGAACCAGAACGGTATGCTGAATACCACCATGGCTACACAAGCAGGCCACGCTGCTATGTACGATGCCGCACTGCCAATTGCACAAGCAGACGCAGCCACATACGGCAGGTCAGCCGCTTATAACGCCGATACAAGCAACCAGTTCGCAGGTAAGAACCTGGATGCGTCCAACATGGCATTGAATACCACCGCAGGGATGGTCGCCAATACCGCACGAGATACCGCACAGACGATTGCACAAGCTAACCTGACCGACAAAACGGCTGGTTATAACGCAGCAACAGCGGCGAAACTTGCAGAAACAAATAAAGCCGCAGCCTACGAGAAGTCTCTGGTAGATATTAAAACAGTCGCAGCCGGGGCACTCAACGATCAAGATTTGGTCACACTCAAAGCCAACCTAACCAAGGCAAACATGGGGCAAGAGCAAAGCATTGTTACCGCGCAAAATCTGACGACCACAATCAATGCAATCGCCAATAACAAAGATTATGACGGGCCAACAAAAGAAGCAATGATACGAGAGGCAATTGGACAGGCTAACACTAATCTTGCATTGATCGCACAGGCAACAGGATTGACTGGAACATTGCTGCAATTCAGCACAGAGGGCGCACGGCAATTGCCGAATGCAACCAATGCTGACGGTACGCCTACCAACGGGTATTCACGCATAGCAGGGAAGAATGGCAATGAAGCACCGACCAGCGCGAACTTTGACGCAGGCGTTTATTTCATGACTTACCCTGATGTTAAAGAGTTTTACGCAAACAAACCCGGAGGGGCAAGCGATGCAGCCGCATGGGAACACTACGTGAAGTATGGCTACAGAGAGGGGCGTGACGCTTATTTGAAACCAACGGGTGGCGGCGGTGGAACTGGTGGGGTTGGCGGTGGGTCGACCGGCCCCGGTGGAGCGGGTGGGGGGGGTTCCATCCTTGGTAGGGTTGGCTTGGGATACTAGAATTGCAGTTCGTGCAAATGCGCCCCCATCTATTAAAACTCCTGCACCGTAACAGCGTGCCAAACATGGACTTGGAACAATTCGCCATCAATTTAGGCGAGTGGGAGTTAATCCCGATCATGGTCAATTTAGAGATAGCCGGAACGCTGGCCGAGAAAGATGGAGAAATCCACATGGCAATTGAACCAGAATACAGAAAGAAATCAACATACTGGCGCACAGGATTAAAGATGTTGATTAAGCCGCTTATAGATAAGTATGGATTCGTCACCACTAAAGTCGATAGCGACGACCATGCGGCACACAAGTTTGTTCGTAAACTAGGCTTCAAGGAGTATTGCAGTCTTGGAAATGTCGCTATCTACGTAATGTCACAAATAAAACACGGGAGTAAAGTATGCCAGCAGCAGTTATAGGGTTAGCACTTGTCGCAGCGGAAGCAATCACAGTTACCACTTTGAGCTATATCGCTCTAGGTGTAACGGTCGCCGGGATGGTTACAGGTAACAAGACGCTTACTAAAATTGGCGGTCAGCTTGGACTTGCGGCAGGTGTGGCGGGGATTGCGACATCGTTTATGAGTGGCGCACCTTCGATGTTGGATGCAATAAAGGGCGCTGTTGGCATTGGGGGGCAGGTGGGCAACCAAACCGAAAGCATGACCGCTGCACAACAAGATGCGGCTACCAATTACGGGATGGATGGTCAGGCTGGCGCAACTGATGCGACTAATGCAGCAGGCAATCAGACAACATTACACGAAACCCCCAAAGCACAATTCTCAACCGAGAATCTTGATACGCGCGAAGGAGTTGAAGCGTATCGAGACAGAGCTAATGCAGCGGCTGTGGAAGCCGATAAAGCCAATACAACACCGCTTGGCAGTGCGAGTGGCGCAGGTTCGGGGGCATACAATAAAGTAACTCAAACTGACATTTTGGGCACTCAAGGCACTGACGTTGGTATTTTAAAGACGGCCAACGACCCTAATACACAAGCATTTCATAATCGGGACAATGATTATCTAAACAACGACACTCGCGGACAAGAAGCGGAAGCCGGAGGATTCTATGGATTCCTAAAGAACATGGGAGGCAAAATCAGTAACGCCTCGGACAGCAACAAATACCTGATGGCAGAAGGCGGCAAGATCATCGCTGGCGGAATACAGGGTATGTCAACTACCAGTAACGCCAATGCACGGATGGCGGAGGAAAGGCGCATGGACGATATCAAACGAGCCAATGCAAAACAGGTAGCACGTTCCAGTTATGGATTGATGAGGGGTTAATAGTGGCGATTACAGGACTAATGACACAACCGCCACCTGTTCAACAGCCATCTTATTTTGATAGAAATGCAGCGTGGGCAAAAAAACAAGAGTCATATCAAACACCACTCTCTGATGAAAACGAAAGAAGATTTAACAATTGGGTAGCTTTAAATAAGGGCAGGTTAGGCGAGTACGACCCAGCAAATGCGCAAGGAGATTACGACATGCGCGGCTGGTGGCTTGAAAATAATGGCTCCGATGCGCCTGATGGTCATTTTGCAGACACGCATAAAACACCATATCACGAGACATTCAGCAATGAATCCAAGTATGCCACTGAAACCGCGCCTAAATGGGTGCAAAGTGGTAGCGCATGGATGCTGATTGACAGGGGGGGCAATATTCTGAAAAAAGAAGAAGGCCAGCCAGAGGAACAGCCTCAACCAGAAAACTAAAAGGTACAGTAAACACGTTCACCGTACCTTAAACAAATTCAAGCAATTCAACCAACCACCTTCGGGTGGTTTTTCTTTGTCCTAAAAAAGGCCACCAATGAATCCAGCACTACAAAAATACGAAGCAGGCATTGAAGAAAACATCAAGCCAGAAGACAGGGACGCTTACGACCGTATTGTGACCGCCGGGCTAAAAGTTATCGCCAGTGATGAGTTCCACCAGCAAATGCTGGACACTCTTTCCGTGAAGGGTGAGGAACTTCCTGATAAAATAGCAGATGGAGTAGGGCGGCTTATTTCACTGCTACACGTTAGCTCACAGGGTAAAATGCCAATCGGCGTAACCATTGCAGCATCCTATACATTAATGGTCAAAGCGATGGACTTCGCAGAGCGTGCAATCGGCACGAAGATCACGAACGACATTATCGCGGATACCGCACTCAAGACAATCTCAGTAATCGCCCCGCTACTTGGTATCTCACAAGAGAAGCTAAGGGCAGCTATGCAAGGGCAATCGCCTACCGCACCCCCACAAGCCGCACCACCGACTCAACCGCCACAACCAGCAGGTTTAATGGGAGGTATATAACATGGGATTCTCTGCATTAGCGGGACTTATGGGCGGCATGGCACACTCTGCCGAACAAGTGCTTGACCGTAACTTGACAAGACTTGATGCGGCAGGTGTGGCCAAGGAGAAAGAGGCGGCACAGATGCGGATTGAAGACCACATCAATTCGTTGAAGGCTGGGGATGAGGTAAGACAAAGAAAGGCTGCGATTGAAGAAGAAGCTAGACAGCAATCTGATCCATACCTTGCTGCTAAATTTAGAACAGAGGGTCAGGTTATTACTGGAAGCCCGAAATACGCTATAGAAAGGTCTGATAAAGAGATTACGCAAAAACGTGAGCAACAAGTTGCTGACTCAGGAGCGGACACAGGTAAGGGGCATCTACTTTCTGGCCAAGCAGCAATGCTAACCGCAACCAATAAGACCGCAGGCGACAAGAAGCTTACACATGCGGAGAAAATGGCCGAATATAAGGCCGGAGAAAAAATTATAGATGTTGCTTTTAATGCCTCATATAACGCTTTTGGGATGGCTGACCCTAGCACTATTAAAGACAAGGCTGGACATGCTAAAGCTCTAGCCAACCTTCAGAGAAGTGTTTTTGGGGATGGGGGGTTGGGGGCAGAAATAGCTGAAAAAATAACATCCAAGGGATTGGAAAACCAGCAGGCCAACGAAGCCCGTAAAAATGCTTTCATTGAAGAGTTTAATAATAATGCCGGGTTCTTTACGGCTAAAAACAGCTACCCAAAAAATGATGACGGATCCCCAATTATTCCGCCTGACTGGAAACCTAAGGGAACCGCAACCCCAACCCCAGCCGACCACAAAGCAGCAGGTGGGGCGGCGAATATACCGCAAGCCTCGTTGAAAGGTGGCGAGGTAAAAGGAGGGTATGTATGGGATGCCAAACTTGGTAGGGCGGTTCCAGTTCAGCCAAAAGCAGATGCCACACCAAGCAAGCCCAAGAGCCTGATGGAGCAACAGCCAGTAACAAGCACACCAACTGCACCCGTGACAACAACAGCTACAGTGCCGCCGCCAATCAGTAAAGCCCAACCTAATCCACCGCCAACACCAGAAGTCAGGCCAGCCGGTATAAATGAAAGTGCGTCACCCGCAGCTAAAGAATGGGAGCATCAACAGCAGCAGAAGGCTATTGCTGATGAGGCTAGACGCAAGACCGAAGAAGCCAATCCGGTAGCGAAGCCAGTTGTTCAAAGTGGTGCGTCAAAATTGATGGGTGAATTCGCGGAAGGAAATGCTACGAGGGCGGCAGAAGCTAGAGCGAAAGCTAAGGCACAGGAAGCAGCCAAACCTGCCGATACAAAAACAATCAGCCCAAGCACTAAATTAGAGAATGAACTTATTGAGCTTAAAAAAACCAGTACCGCCGCTACGGACGCGGCAGTAGATAAGGCATACCAAAGACTTCTTAACTCCAATTTAGCCCAAGATGAATTAATGAGAAAGTTTGCAGCTTTTGCCGCATACCCTTCGTTTGTGAAAAGGCATCCTGACGCAATGGATATGTATTTAAAGTATTTAAGCAAGTCTAGGGGCAGCAAGTAATGGCAGCTAGTGACGGATCGTTAAGTTACGAAGAGTTCATGGCGCTTGATGCGCCTGCAAAACCCAAAGAAGCTGCATCTAGTGATGGCTCTATAAGTTACGAAGAGTTTATGGCTTTGCCTAACGCTCCTGGCAGTGCTGGCGGTAATAACGTTGAGAAGCAACGCGCTAATAGAACTGCTGGCGAGATAATCGGTGACGTTGGTTCGCAACTAGGCAAAGGAGTCAATACCATTGCTGGTGCAATACCTAACTTGCTTGACCCATCATCGCCCGTTTCCAAATTCTTTAATGACAACGCTCAGTATTGGCAGAATGACCAGTCGCAGATAACGAAATCACTTGAGGCGGCGGCAGACGAACGTATAAAAGAAGCAGCCAAAACAGGCCAATGGGAAGCATTCAAAACAGCAGTAGTCGAGTATGGCGCGGAGCCAGCGCTTGTACAAAAGCTGATACTTGAAAACATACCGAGCATGATACCCGGTCTGGCCGCAGCCAAAGGCGCGCAAATTGCGGCCAAAGGATCAGTGCTGGCGGGGACAATAGCAGGGGCAGGGACAAACTCCGTCCTGAATGCTGGCGGAGCAAGGCAAGAAGCATATCAGGACACAAAGAAAACACTGATTGAACGCGGCATGACCGAATCAGAGGCAGATGCCAAAGCATTGGAGATGTCCATTTTGCCAGCTACTGTTGGCGGTGTAATGGGTGCGGTTTCTGGCGGTACTGGTCTTGAACGCGGCATACTTGGCGGAGCTAAAGGCGGTTTTACTAAGAGACTTGGGATAGAGCTTGGTGGCGAACAATTAGAAGAGGTTACACCGGGCATTGCAACGAACTTGCAACTTGGCCGCGATCCGCTGTCAGGCGTAGGCGAGACTTCCGCAAAGACATTAATTGCATCTTCGCCCGGCGCAGTTGTTTCTGGATTCCACGGCCAGAAACAAGACCCAACCAAGCCACCAGAAGACATACTCAAAACAACCAACACCGATGAACTTGTCGCCGGAGCAAATAACTTTAACGCCCACGACACAACTTCAACCGAAGACTACGTTGCCCAAGCGAAAGCAGACCAAGCCGCTAGAGCGCAGAATCAAGCTGCCGATATGCCCGTTGAGAATCTCGATACACGGCCTGACGGCAGTGTTAGCGTAGTATCAACAGGAACAATCCCATCCGTAACGCCACCTCCTTTAACGCCTTTACCGCCTTTAACTCAGTCAGTCGCGGAAACTGTCACGCCGACACCACCAGCAGTTACAACGCCAACACAGCCAAACGTAGAGACTCCAAAAGTACAGTACGGCAATCCGCTTGTGAACATGCCGAAGCCAAGCTCACTTCCAAATGAACATAGAATTAACCCTGTTACTGGCAAAGACCGTCCACATAAAGGCACGGACTATCCAGCAGTAGAAGGCACGGCAGTTCAATCTACGGCAGAAGGCACAGTTGAGTTTGCTGGCAAAAAGACTGGCTACGGCAATGTCGTCATCATCAAGCACCCTGACAATTCAACCACGCTCTATGCTCACCTGAACAACATTACAGACGGATTGAAGACAGGCGTTCAAGTAGCGCAAGGCCAGCAAATAGGTGGAGTAGGTAGCACAGGCAATTCAACAGGCAATCATCTTCATTACGAGCATAGGGAGCATGACGGCAAGCCATCCGGGTATATCCACCAACAACATGCTTCCGAATGGGAGATTGCACAGCGCAATGGCACTGCACCAACCGTAGATACAACCGACGACAACACACAATCAGCCGCTGACGAACTCAGATCACGCATAGCAGTTAATCAATTGCCTGACGCGCCTGTTGAACAGAGTCAGCCTGATGTTAGTGAGCCGCCAGTAAACATTTTACAAAAAGCCAAAGAAGCGCGTATAGATAAGCTGAATGATGCGATTTTGGCGGACGGTGTGCTGGAAGGCAACAAGCTCACTATGCCGGATGGTAGAGTAATCGAGTTATTCCCGAATGAAATCGCCTACGTTGAAAATACCATGCGTATGGCACAAGGATTACCAGTTCAGCCAACGAAAGGACAAAATGTTCAAGAAACTATTGCAGCAACTCAAGGAAGTATTGACGGACTTACGCCTCAAACTGGCAGTGCGGTGGGAGATGTTCAAAAGCAGGTAGCGCAAGAAGTGGCGGTAGAGTCAGCGCAAATTATATCGTTACGAAAAAAACTGAGTGCAGCAGATCAAGCCAATGACCTTAATGGAATTTACACGGCGGCGAAAGAGCTTGATGCCGCCATTATTCCAGTCGTGCAAGCGCGGATTGATTCTGGGGAAATGCCGGTATTCAAGGGTAAGAATTTAACCTACGCAGTACATCCTGCCACCGATAGCATTCACGCCTACCAAGTAACAAGGTATGGTGATGATGGGGCATTAGGTGATACACGCTATAACACGCTAGAAGAAGCTGTGAGGGATTCGCGTTTATCCACCATTGATATGCTAACGAGTAATGCAGCCATAGCCGAAATGAACCGCTTGGCGAAGGCGGAAAGTGGGTATCAGGGTAGACGCACCAGCCAACCCGCCCCCGTCAAGATCGACAAAACAGCATTAAAAGCTGCTAGTGATGCGGTGGAGAAGACGGCGGAGGTTGTGGGTAAAGAGCCATCAATTGCAAGCGCAGAGCCGAAATTGATAAAAACACGGTCTTCTTATGGCGATACAGTTCATTTAATGCAGTCGGATATTGATGGTAATCGTGTTCAACTTCCAATTTACACATCAAAAGGCGAGCGCACAGGAAAATCAATCCATCGTGAAAACCTAGATCAATCAGGAGAAAAGCTTGCAGCTTTGAACGCTGAAAATATTGACAATCCAGCCTTTGATTTAATCACTTCCAAAGACGGGCGCACATTTGCAAGCCAGCCAGCAGCGCAGCGAGAATTAAACAAAAGAGCATTAAGTGACACTCACGAAATTGTACCGGCAGCGGAATTACAGGACGGCGTAACCGGGTTTGTCATACGCAAGAAACGCCCAACCCAAGCCCCACAGTCCGAGCCAGCCCAAGCAGCAGCAGAGAGTAAGGCAGCCGATACCCAATCAACCCAAGAAAAATCTGCTAACAACACCCCTGAACGTGACGCTTCTAATATTATCCCGCTCAAGAAAATACCGCGCAGTCTTGAAATTGAAGTAGGTACAGAAGAAGGAGATAAAACAGTCAACGCCCACAAAGAAATGCGCTCAATCAATCAGCGAATTGCAAAGTATGAAGAACTGAGGGGATGCTTGTAATGATACGTTCCAAGATGCTCACCAGCATTAAAGATGAAGCAGACAAGCGCGAACCACCGCAACCCGACATAGCGCAAATAATCGGCCAAGCCATTATTGAGGCTGGGCGCAATTCAGACAATGCCGCACTGGTTATTGCCAAAGCGTTACATAACCTTCCGCAACCCACCATCGTGCAAGCGCCGCCCAGCCCGCATATCAGTGGGCTTAAAGTAGTCCGCGATAGCAAGGGCGACATGACATCAGTTTTATTTATTTATGGGAAAAGTTAATGTTTAGATTATTTAAAAGGATGAAGTATGGCACTTAATACACAAATGGCGGACGCGACTGTGAATGCCCAAGCAGCAACGCTTACCACGCTTTGCAATTCGGGGATTATCAGGATATATGACGGAACGCAACCTGCAACGGCTGATACGGCTCTTGGGGCGCAGACGCTGGGCGTTACCCTTACCTTTAATGCGACAGCCTTTCCCGCTGCGTCGAGTGGTCTACTGACGGCCAACGCTATCACGGGCGGTACTGCGGTTGCAACGATCACCCCAACGTGGGCGAGGATACTAAAATCGGATGCTACGACCGTGATTATGGATGTATCTGCGGGTGCTTCCGGGGCGAATCTGACAATCGGCGCCTTCACTTCTGGCACAACTGTCACTTGCTCTTCCTTCACCCACGATGTGAAAAATGCTCAATCAGGAATCTAGGAGATAAATAATGGCCGCACCCGTAGCAGACAAAGTAATTCTCCCGCTCGACACAGGCAATACTGGCAAGAAAAAGCGCACGCAGACGCGCGTGGTCGGCGCGGATACGGTGCATGAAGATTTCGTGATTATCACATCGAAGGATTCAAAGCTGGGCCTTTATCGGGTGCACTCAGGCACTTTGACCATCCCCTCAGCAGCCCACAATGGAACCACCACTGGACACTTATGGTTTTCCAATCCGGTGGGAAGCGCGGTGAAGGGGCGCTTACGGCGGCTGCGAGAGACAGGGCAAACAGTCGCTGGAGCGATTGATCTCACGGTGCCGCGCCAGCTTTTCAGCCTGTTTACCTTCACTGGTACTGCTTCCGGTACGACTATTACCCCGGCCAAGAGAGACTCGACCGACGCCGCCGCTGTGTGTACAGTGCGTACCGCATCGACAGGCATGACCGTGACGCTCGGAGCCACGATTCGTCATACCGGAGTGCCGTCAATTATTGCCACGGCCACCAGTGCGACCATACAAGTCACCCTGCCACCGAATATCTATCCGCCTTGGGAACCTGGCGAGGAAGAATGTACCGTAATTCGTGCTGGTGAAGGCGTTGTACTGTGGTCTGCTGATGCCAGCACCACGGCAAGCCGCCGTTTGTTTTCTGATTGGGCTTGGGAGGAATTCGAATAATGGCTGAGATTAAAACATGTGACATCCCCAGATGCACTCTCCCCGCCCGAACCGTAACGGTCGCAGTCGATACGGTTAATGATGCTGGCAATGCCATTGGCGTATCGTATGCAATTGACGTTTGTGATTCGATGCGCGACGAACAGGCAGGGATTTTATTCGCGCGGTGCTTGGCCGAAATAAATATGGCGGCATAAGTGGCAGATGTCTGGGGCTGGTTCGGCAATCGGTCATCCGGCGAAGGCACAGAGTTTCAGACCCCGGCAACCGAGAATACTTGGTCGCTGCATGACGGTAAGGCCGGAGGTGTAGATACTACCTTTGCCACACCAGAAACCGAGCAGGCTAGTCCCCCATGGTTGCGTGGCGGTCAGATGGCGCAGGCCGCAGAAAGCGGCGGCGGGTCGGTAGATTGCACTGTTGCATCGAGTCAAGCTCAGACAGCAGCCGGTACTCTAGATAGAGCAATTGCAAGTACACAGGCGGCAGCGCAAGCGCAGACATCTAGCGGAACATTATCGAGAGCATCAGACTCAACGCAAGCGTCGGCGCAAGCCCAGACTGTTTCCGGTGCATTAAGCGCATCCGTCACCGTAGACTTAACGGCAGCATCGAGCCAAGTCCAAACCTCTGTTGCGACACTGGCTTGCGCTCTTGGATGTGTATCGGTAGAGCAACAAGCCCAAACCTCCTCTGCGACGTTAGCAAGGACTTTAGATAGCACAGCAGCATCAAGTCAGACGCAAGCCGCCGTGGCTACGCTGGCACGTACTCTGGACAGCGTATCGGTAGAGAGTCAATCACAGACATCCATCGCAACGCTGGCGCTCAGTCTATCTTGTGTATTGGCAGAGGCTCAATCTCAAACCGTAACGGGAGATTTTGCAAGGTCACTGAGTAGCTCGGTTGCCGGAAGCCAAGCCCAAACGTCAATCGGTACGCTGGATATAGAAACATCGGTGGACGCAGTGTCGATGTCGGCACAAGCCCAATCCGCTGTTGGCGCTACTGCCTTATCGCTAGATAGCACGGCGATTACTTCGCAAGCCCAAACATCCGTGGCGGGACTTGCGATATCACTGGATAGCGTGGCCACGCAGTCTCAGGCGCAGAGTTCTGAGGCATCGTTCTGGTTTTCGTTAGATGGTACATTCGCATCAAGCCAAGCGCAAACCAGTCAGGGCGCTTCCAGTCAGGGCGCTTTAATATTGCCGGGGCGGTTGGCGGTTGGTGGTGGTGGTGGTGGGAGGCGTGTACAGACTGATGACGGTGAAAGTTTGGCTGAGATACGCAGCCGTTATAAAAAAATTGATATGCAACGCAAGCGCAGGAAAGAAGAAGAAATAGTGATCCATATAATCACGCAAGCAATAACACAAGGGTTGATAAAATGAGTTTAGCGGGTTGCATATCAAAGGCAAATTCAAGTAAGCCAAATACTTTCACGGCAGAAGAAGGGTTACGCCTGAAACAAGCTGCACGTAAACTTGAAAAAGCTGGAACGGCAAAAGATGTTGCCGAAAAAATGGCCGTAGATGCCGAGCTTAAAACGCTATATGCCGAGCAAAAAGAACTATCTGATACTATCTATGATACGCCGCACGGCGTGCAATTACGTATTGCTCAGGCGCTTGAAAATAAACATTCCAGCATCAAAAATAATGAGGCTGCCACTGTTGAAAGTTCATCCGAATCTGTGCAGACATTGGTAGATAATCAGAATGACGTGTCTAAGAAACAAAATAAATTAACTCCAGCAGAAGAAAAGCGGTATCAAGAACTTGTTGATTTTGACGATGCTGGCGTGATAAGCAAGAGTGGGAAAGACCAGTACGGCGACCCAAGCGACACGGTTGTTGCTGCATGGAAAGAATATAAGTCTCTTGAGAAAAGGCGCAATGCCGACACATCGCCAGAACGTGTAAAGAAAAGCGGGGAAAGTGGGCAGGGTGAGTCAGCAGCCATAGAGGATTTCGGGGAGAAAATATCCGGGGCGCGTAAAGAATATGCCGCATCCTACAAAGACAAGATGGAAGCAGCAAAGGAAATGGATGTCCTTGCACAGCCTCTGTCTAAGTCATGGCCTGAGCCTGATTATCAAAAGCTTATTGAAGCTGGCGCAAGCAAGCGAGTGGTTGGATTGGTGCGCTCGATGCGCGATGAAATACCGAACAAACCGGGCAAGTCGTACCGTCAATCTACGTGGGCGAAGCAAGTTGAGCTATTGCGCGATACCGCAGACAGGATGCTTAATGATAAAGAGTTCGCCGAGAAATATCAGGCGGAGTTCAAAAAGACGGAACACCTTAAATTAGACGATGCAATCAATGGTAGGGCGGAACTGTACGAGTTGCTAGGGCATGAAAAATCACTAAAGGGTATCCGCATATCACGTAGCATGTACGGAGTTTATAACGGCGCCCCATATAACCCACACAAGATTATATGGGAGGTAACTAAGGATGCCAAGGCGACTGCGTTCGGTAATATGCCAAAGACGTTAGGTAGCGGTGACACACGGCAGGCTGCAATAGACTCGTTTACTAAAGCGTACTCCGCGCTCGATACAAACAAGGAAAAAGACAACAAGACAAAGTTTGAATTATATGCAGACAGGTATGCCAAGGCTGGAGACAAGGGGCAATTCTTCATCGGCAAGAAAGTTGGGCGCAATGTAATTCATATCAAGGACGGGTTTGATACCGTAAAGGAAGCTCGTTCCTATATTACCAACAACAATGATGAGCTTGCCGCAATCCTTGAGCAAAAGAAGGCGATACCAAATGAGCGTTACGACATCAATCAGCCTCGTGTCGGGCAGGATATGCGTAATGCTCAAGATGTTACGCCTGAAATGTTCTCCGAGGCATTCGGTTTTCGTGGTGTGCAGTTCGGCAACTATGTTGAGGGTGCTCGCAGACAGCAAGACCTGAATAACGCATACGATGCGCTGATGGACTTAGCTGCCGTTCTTGATATACCGCCAAAAGCAATATCACTTAATGGCGAGCTAGGTCTCGCGTTTGGTGCTCGTGGTATTGGCGGGAAGCACCCTGCTTCAGCTCATTACGAGTCTGGGCATATCGTAATTAACCTAACCAAAGGAAGTGGAGCAGGAAGCCTGGCGCATGAATGGTGGCATAGTCTTGACAATTACTTTTCTCGACAAGCCGGGAAGAAAGAGGATTACGCTACTGACCGGAGTGATGTAGCACTTGCAGCACGTAACGCCGACTATTTCAAGAAGGATGATGGAATCCGCAAGGAAATGATCGACGCTTTCGGTTCGGTAGTGGGGGCAATCAAGAGCACCGCAATAAAGCAGCGGTCAGGCTCGCTGGATAACCGCAGAACGAAGGAGTATTGGGGAACTGGTATTGAAATGTCCGCACGATCTTTCGAGCGTTATGTCATCGCCAAGCTACACGATAACGGGTTCGCAAACGATTATCTGGCGAACGTAGTATCTGAGGAATATTGGAATGCAGCCGAAGCGCTAGGAATCGGCGAGGGCGGAAGCTACCCTTACCCGACTGAATCCGAACTGCCTGCTATACGCGATGGGTTCGACAAGTTTTTTCAGGTTATCGAGTCAAAAGAAACCGACAAAGGCGTAGCTCTATTCAGCCAATCCACCACCCCCGCCAATAATCCCTACACCTTATCCACCCTAGCCACTGCCATTGATAAAGCAATGGGGCGCGGATTCACCAAGTTACTAGAAGCCACGGGCATGTTCAAGCTGATTGAAAGTTCCCAAATTGGGAAGTTTCTGGGTGAGGGGGTGAGGTTTAGCGTTTCCAGCCGAAAAGTAGCGCCGTCCGATTACCCTGCCACACTCGCAAAATCAATTTTCCACACCAACACATTACGTCAGCATCCCGACTTTAAGGCCGCAAAAGAGGGTGGTGATGTGCTGGCGGCAAAACGCATTGTGGACGACGTTTTCAAACCATCCGTTGCGAGCGAGATAAAAGCACTTTTTGATACAGGCAAGCCAATCTACATTATACCTGTTGCTCAACGCGAAGGTACAGGCATGAATATGATTCCTGCCGCGTATGCCCACAGGCTTGCCGCTGAAATCGGCGGGGTTGTGTGGACAAAAACCGTAAAGGTATCTGGAAAACACAATACAGACGCGACAGCGAATGAAAGAACGCGCAACGTACAAGAATTCGGCGGGGGCACTCCGCCTCCAGGATCACAAGTTTTAATTTTGGATGACACCTTTACCAGTGGCGATACCTTTACCGCGCTTGTTGATCGCCTTGCAAATAATGGCATAACCCCCATCGCCGCGACAACGCTCGCCAATGGACGCTACCAAAGCGAATTAACGCCCACGGAAGAACAGCGCGGAAAACTGCTTGCAAAAGCAGGATTAACAGAAGTACAATTCCAACATGAGTTCAGTTACCCAACAAGCCACCTTACCGGCTCCGAAATCCGACAATACCTCTTCAATGGTAAAGCAGGACGAACGGGCATCATTGATCGCTTCCCTGCAAAAAGAATTGGAACAAGCACTGAAAATTCTGGATCAACACCAGAAGTAAAGTATTCCGCCGATGGCTCCAGAATCCTAGCCTTCGTCAAAGATGGGGTAACACACCTTGTTTATGACAACATATCCAGCACAGACGATAACGTAAAAGGCTTGCTCCTGCACGAAGTTGGTTTACATGCCCTAACCCTAGGCCGCACTGAGCCTGAATTCCAAGCCATCCTCAAGCAGTTCAAGATGATGGGCAAGATGGGCAATGCACAAGTCAGAACAGCGAAAGAACAAGCCGCAGCCGAGAAGGTGGATAAAGCAGAAGGTCGCGTGCCGAAAGACACCGAGAAGCACCTGCTCGACGAAGAACACCTTGGACATTACTTGGAGCAAAATCCAAATTCATCCTTCACCCAAAAAGTAATAAGCTGGTTCAGGGCGCAAGTACGCAAGCTGGGCGCAATGCTTAAAGGCTCTGAAAAGTTCCAGTTCTTCCAGTGGGCAAACAAGCTGACACCGGAAGATATAGTGGCGATGGCAACTACGGCACTCAAGAACGCACCCACAACGCTGCAAAACGCACGAAGCAGGGGTGTGTTCAAGGCGGATACTCAGCAGCAGTTCTACAGCCAATTACGCAAAGTCATGCGCGATGCACCAGACAAGATATTCGGAAGCGGCAAGCAAGTAGCTTTATGGCTACAGGCAAACGCCGGGAAGAATGCAATCAAGTCTGATGAGATATTTTGGTCAGGGATTACTGACTGGCTTGATACCCAAGGCAAGGTAAGCAAGGCGGATGTGCTGGCGTTCCTTGATAATTCTGGCGTTAAGGTTGAAGTGACGATGTTGGGCGAATCGCTTGGGCTATCACCAGCACAGGAATTAGAGTTTAACGAGCTATTGGCTTTAGGGCGCAGTGCAACCCCGAAGCAGAATGAGCGCATTGCCGAGTTAATCGCCATCTCAGATAAGAATGAGGGCACAACCCCAACAACAAAACACGGCGGCGGCAACCTAGTCCTGCCCGATGGTGAGAATTACCGTGAGATCGTATTGACCGCACCACAAGCCGATAAGTGGGGCGAAAGCGATACCACGCACTTTGGAGACACAGGAGAAGGCAAGGCAATCGCATGGCTCAGGGTAAATGACCGCACGACCGCTACTGGCGAAGAGGCTTTGTTTATCGAGGAAGAGCAATCGAAGAGAGGGCAAGCTGGGCGGAGTGAAGGGTTTGCGTTAGAGTTAGATAAAAACATAAATCAAGATGATCTTATCGCAACTTTTATCAATAAATCAAAAGATAAATATAAATATGATTGGTCAGCAGAAGTACGAACTCCTAAAGGAATAAAAATAGGTGATTTTTGGGGTGGTGATGAAAAATTACCAGATGAAAACAGAGCTAAAGGAAATGCCTACAAATACTATCTTCGGGGAGATGTTGATTCTGTACCCCCCGCCCCTTTCGTTAGCGACGGCAACAACAAGGCCACCAACGCCCACATAACACTTGCCATGAAGCACGCCATACTTGATGCTATTCAACGCGGCAAGACGGTTGTAGCGTGGACCACAGGGCAGCAGCAGAAGGATCGGTATGCTTTGAGCAAGCAGATTGATGGTCTATCCGTCCAGAAAGACCCATACGATCCAGTTTTTTACATCGTGCAAACAACTGGTAAAGATGGAAAAATTGAAAATCACGGACAACATAAAGAAAGTGAACTACAGAATATCATCGGTAAGGAACTCGCCAAAAAAGCTATTGACGACATTAACGCTGGTCGTGATGCGGCATACAAAGGACTTGACCTAGACGTAGGCGGCGAATGGGCAGATGCCATGTACGGCGACGAGAACGGCCTAAACGCATCCGGCAAGCCTAGCCTGATGACGCAAGCCGTGAATGAGATATTCAAGCAGTTGAAGATTGAGGGGAAGGTTGAGAGTGTTGAGATCAATCACGGGCGTATGTGGCAACCTGAAATCGAACAAGAGATTGACGACACTACATTACAACCCGGCTTCACCCTAACACCCGCCCTAGCAGCCAAAGTCACGAACGAAGGAATGACGCTGTTCAGCAAGGCCGAACCCGACCCAATAGCCGATCTCAACCCAATAGCCGAGAAAAAAGCCATAGATGAAGCAATAGAGCGTGACAAAAAAGGCAGCACCAATACACCCAAAGAAAAGAAACCTGCTTCCGCCAAAGAAGAAACTCCAACCAACACTTTCGAGGCTCCCGGTCGCGCTCTAGGCTTACTGATTAAAGTATTCACCCGTAATGATCTGGTCGGTATGTACAAGAACACCGTCATTGGCCAGCACCTTAAAGATTACAAAGAACTGCGCGAACAGATTGCCGCCGATACCAACCAGCTATTTGAGGTAGCGGATAATTTCTTGGGTGACTTGCGCTCCTTGCCGAAAGACTTACGCACCACCTTTGCAGACTTGGCGCATCAATCAACTCTGTACGCAGTAGACCCTGCTAAGGCAACGTATGTGCCGGGTGCAGACGCTAAAGAACTGGCTGCTTATCTTGCCACTAACCCAAGCAATAAAAAGCTGGTGGATAGAATAAAAGCCAGATTAGCTTCAATGGAGGACGCGCATAAACGGCTACGCGCTATGTATGTAGGTTTGCCTGATACCAAGTTCAAGAACGGTAAGACCGCACGGGACTTGTTCGACGGCTTGCGCCAGCGGTACATAACTCAAACCACGTTGATGTTCGAAGCGTTTGAAGGCCGCATTAATCGGCTTGAGGTTGACGCTGATGTCAAGGCTAAAGCAATCGAGGAACTGCGAGGTCAATTAAAAACCCTGCTTGATCGTGTTTACTTCCCTTTGTTCAGGGCGGGTGACTTCACATTGAACGCAAACAAGCCCGGCCATCAAGAGATTATCGAACACCACAAGACGGAGCGGCAGCAAAGAAAGCAGGCCAAATTATTACGCGCCGATGGTTATACCGTGGTCGAATCCAAGCGCGTGGTCGATTCTAAAGATCAGAAAACCGTCATTGCAACGGGCGCAATCAAGAAGCTGATTGAGAGTGCTACCGCGAATGGCACGTTGGCCGGTGATCAATTAAAAGCCCTGATGGATGAGATAGACCAGACTATCATCAAGTCCATGCCTGATGCTGCATATCGTCGGTCATTCATCCACCGCAAAGGGACGGCTGGCTACTCCAATGACTTCATTAATGCCTACGCCAACTCTATGCGTAGATCGTCCGCACATATTGCCAACTTGCGACACGCCGACAAGATACCTGCCCTCATAGAGGATATGAAGAAGGACATCAAGAGCGCATCCAAGAACACCGACAGCAATACCAATGCGCTGAACGATGTAGTCTCAAGGGTTATCCAGATAGAGAAAGACCTGCAAATACCCTCTAACAAGTTTTCAATACTGGCGGGGCGTATCGGTTTCGCGCAGATGTTGGGGTCGGTATTCAACTTTATGCTGAACAGCACGCAGGTCGCCTCGTACACGTTCCCCCATCTTCAAGCCGAGTACGGCGCGACCAAAGCAACGCTGCAACTGCTTAAAGCCTATTCCGACCAAACAAGGGCATTGAAATTACCCAAGAGCTTGAATGAAATGGGTCGCGCAATTGATATGCGTACCCGGCTGAAAGGTGACGAGCTTGATGTATTCCAGCGTATGCACGACTCAGGGAAACTTGATCTAAGCCAAACGTATGACCTGATTGAGGCAGCGAGTACCGCGTCCGACCAGGTGAGCGATGTACAGGCCAACATCATGAAGGTTATCGGTTTGCCGCAGCACTTGTCCGAGGTAATGAATAGGCAGGTTTCAGCAATCGCCGCTATCCGTCTTGAGATGGCAAGATCAGGCAACACGGACAAAGCGTATCAGGCCGCCCGTAAAGCGGTTGACGATACGCACGGCGATTACGCCAAGGAGAATGCCGCCGATATAATGTCCGGTAATACAATGCGTCCGCTTATGATGTTCAAGAAGTACGGGCAATTTGTTATGTTCACTTGGGGTAACACTGCACGGCTGGCTTTGGAAGGCAGCAAGACCCGCGACAGTGACGGCAATATACTGGATGGCACAAGACCAAGCGAACGCAAGAAGGCCAGAAAGCAATTGGCTGGGCTGCTGGGTGTGCAGCTACTCGCATCCGGTGTGCTGGGCTTGCCGATATACACCACGTCCGCCATTGTCGGTAGCGGCATGGTCGGCTTTAAGCTGGGTGGAGAAAGAGGCGCATTCATCGGTATTGCCGCCGTAATGATTGCCGCGCTTGCCTCAGCCTTTGGGGATGATGACGGCGAGGACTTCGCTCTTGAGTTAAGGCGATGGCTGGCGGCAAGGCTTGGGGATAATTGGGCAGAGATTGTGTCCCGTGGGATAACCCCTCGCAGTCTAGGCTCCAGAATGGATGCCAGCCAACCATTTATTAGAGCGCCGGAAAAATCACATAACAAGACGAAGTATCTGCTGGAATGGATAGAGGCTTTGCTTGGCCCATTCTGGGGAGGAACTACGGCGGGTGCGGGTGCTGGTTATATCGACATGACGGAAGGAGATCCAGCCGGGGCGAAGAAATTTATCCCGGTCAAGCAACTCAAGGATATGGCCACTGCATGGCAATGGGCGCGGGATGGATGGGCAATCAAGGACAAGCACGGCGCAATCTCTACTGAGGTTTCAACGGCAGATGCGGTCTGGAAATCAATCGGGCTTAATCCTTCTGTTGCAGTCAAGGCGAAGGAACGCGAACATGCCATGTACATGCTGCACACTGCGCTGGAATATAAAATGAAGAAGATTGTTGAACGGGCGGTAGCCGATAAAAACCCGGCCACGAGGTTTAACGAAATGAACGCATGGAATAGCAAATATGCCGCGATGGGTTACGCGATTAACTCAGGCAGCATAAGTGGCGCATTCACGCAGGACATTCTGACACGCGGCAAACCTGTGGAAGTTGGCAACCCAGCACAAAGGCCATATCTTAAAAAGGAAACGGAACCCCTGGCAGTCCGGCGTTAAGCGCAATACTTTTCGGCTTAGCGCGGCTTAGCGCGTATTAGCGCGTATTACACTATGCACTAACCCTCCCCGCAACCCTCCACCCTCCCTGATTTTATGGGAGGGTCACGGGGGAGGGTGCAGATTGGTGCAGATTGGTGCAGATTGGTGCAGATTGGTGCGTTCTAATTAGGAAAGTGGGGAAAGTGGGGAAAGTGGATTAATCAGATTATTGTTGATTAATCAAAAATCATCACCCAGAAAACCAGCGTGACATGTCACGATACAACCATGCAAGCCAATGATAGCAACAAACAGGTGCGGCCTGACTTGTCACTGACAAGCGCTGACTTGTTATGCGACGTTAGCCACTTAACTAACATTAGTCAATTGCCTTATGACAACTAACATGTGGATTCTAGGGAACATCTAGGGAACATCTAGGCCGATAAAAATATATATTTTTTTCAGGTCGCGGAGCCATGTGCTAATGCTATAACACAGCTACCGCGCTGACCACTTTTACCAGCTTCGGCTGGTATTTTTTTGTCTAAAATTCATTGGTATATTCGAGTATCTTAACCCTTATTAAGAAAGTAAATGACATGCCACCACAAGGCGAAATTGCACACTTGGAAGCAAAAGTAGAAGCACTGGCAAAAGAAGTGGCTGCGCTGAAAGAATCGGTGGAGGATTTAATCACAGCATGGAATGCTTCAAAGGGGCTGTTATCTGTCATTAAGTGGCTTGCAGGATTAGCCTCGGCGGGTGCGATTGTGTGGGCGGCATGGCATGGGAATGGGCATTAAATGCTGAAACTACTGGTACTGAGGGATAAAGGACAAGATGGATTTACTACCGGGACTCTTTTCATTGATGGCGTTTTTAGATGCTTCACGCTTGAGGATGAATTGCGCGAAGTCAAGATTAAGCATGAAACTGCCATACCCGCAGGAACCTATCCGGTTGAAATCACACAGAGCGCACGATTCAATAAGGCGCTACCCATTTTGCTGAATGTTCCGGGGTTTGAGGGTATCCGCATTCATGCTGGAAATACTTGCGAAGATACGTCCGGCTGCGTCCTGGTGGGATTAAGTCAGGGCGGCAAGAACGGCGCATGGCTTGGAGACAGCAGGGCGGCCATGAACATTATTCAGCCTGAGATTGCAGCAGCTTTAGCAGAAAACAAGTTAGTTGAAATAACTATCCGGGATTGGGAGGCATGAAGCCATTTTGGGACTTCGTGGACAACAGGCAAATAGTCCGGCGTAGCGTGCTGCTATTCACCCTCGTAATGACCTATATCGCCTTCTACAAGGGGTATGAGTTCGCCATATTGCTGCCCCCAAGATTCGATGGCACAAGTACCGCGCTGATTATCGCGGCATTCACCGCCCCGGTTGCCTACCTGCAAAAGGCCGCTTTTGAAACTTACCTATCCAACAAAGGGAAATCTGAATGATACAGGCGACATTAATCAAGATAGGCGCATTGCTGGTGGCTCTGCTGGCGCTATACGCCTACGGCAATCACAACGGGCGTGCCCACGTACAGGCGTTATGGGATGCGGATAAAGCAGCAACAGCGATTGCAACCAATGCCGCGATCCTGAAAAGGTTGGCGGATAACACGGCGATTGAAAAGGCACGGACAGCAGAATTACAAAAGACAAAGGAAACCTATGAAAAGAAAATTAGCGATCTTGGCAAGCGTCCTCATGGTGGGTTGTACCTGCCCCAAGCCCCCGGTTGTAATACCCCTGCCTTGCCCCAAGCCAGTGCCGATACCATCGTCATTACTGACCCCCCCGGAAGTGTCCGACTTCCAGCAGGAGTTGAAGAGGATATTTCATCCTTGATTGATAAAGCTGACGCGATTCGTATTCGATTAACTGCGCTGCAGGAGGCGTGTAAATGACAACTACACTCGCAATTACCAAGATCACAGGGACATTTGCGGCGGGTAGTATCAAGGTCGGCGCAACTACGGTAGGTACTTGTGCTGGCGCACAGTCCATTAATGGCGCGTCAACAGCCAAACTCAGGGCGCAATATGCCAACCTTGCGGCGGACGTGTACCGCGCATTGATTACGGTGGTTCCCGGCTCAGGCAGTATCTTGGGTGTGTGGCTGTTTAACGATGTCGTTTATGCCTTCCGTAATGCAGCCGATGGACTTACCACAGCCATGTACAAAAGCACCACCTCCGGCTGGTCACTGGTCGCGCTTGGACGTGAGCTATCCTACACATCGGGCGGCACTTACACGATAGCGGTAGGCGATACGATCACCGGCGAGACTTCGGCAGCAACGGCGGTTATTGCGGCGATTACCATAGAGTCCGGTACGCTTGCAGCAGGGACGGCGGCGGGGCGGATTATCTTCGCGTCACAGACAGGGACATTCCAGGCTGAAACAATCAAGGTTGGCGCAAACTTGAATGTCGCCAACATTGCCGGGAATAGCACGGCGATCACTATGGCGGTTCCAAGCGGACGATTCGAGTTCTGCAATGCCAGTTTCGGCACAACCAAGATGTACGGGGTGGACGGTAAAAATAGAGGCTTTGAGTTTGACGGCACGACATTTGTACCGATAGCCACAGGGATGACAGCAGACGCGCCTACGTTTGTTCGTGACCACAAAAACCATCTATTCTTTGCATTCGGAAGTTCAGCGCAGCATAGCGGCATAGGCACGCCGTACACATGGACGATTGTTTCTGGCGCGGCTGAATTGGCGATGGGCGACACTATCACCGGATTCCAAAGACAGGTTGGCGCAGAAGCAACGTCAACCATGGCAATCTTTACCCGCAACAATATCAAGATGCTGTACGGTTCGTCGTCGGCTACATGGGCGTTAAACTCGTACAAGGAAGCAGCCGGTGCTTACGCCTACACCACTCAGCAAATTGGCTTGACTGTGATGCTGGATGATAGAGGCGTAACCAGCCTTGAGACTTCGCAGAACTTCGGTAACTTTATAGACGCTACGCTAACCAAGCACATTCAAACATGGATTAACGCACGGCGACCGATCAGCATTGCGTCTTGTGTGGCGCGGGATAAAAACCAGTACCGGCTATTCTTCACGGACGGATCCGCCCTGTATATGACAATGGATAACGGCAAGCCAGTGGGAATGATGCCTATTTATTTGGCCAGCACACCGACTTGCATCTGTTCATTGGAAAATAACGCCGGGAATGAGCGGATATACTTTGGCGATGCGTCAGGTTATGTTCATCAGATGGATGCTGGAACCAGCTTCGACGGCGCGGCAATTGAGTTTTATCTTGATCTGGCATACAACAATCTACGCAGCCCACGGGTAATAAAATCATTCAAATCTGCCGTGCTGGAAGTGGCTGGAGCAAGTTACAGCGAGTTCAGTTTCGGGTATAGCTTGGGCTACGGGTCAACTGAAATCGACCAGCCAGCGAACATTGCCACAACCCTTAATCTCACGTCGAATGCTTGGGATAGCGGTATATTTTGGGACTCTGGCGCGGTTTGGGACAGCGTTTCGTTAATGCCAAGCACATTCAGCATGGGCGGCGATGCTGAAAACTTATCAGTCAAGATATTGGGGTCAGCGGATTACTACGGCCCGACCAGATTCTCAGGAGTGCTGATAAATTATATACAACGTAGGCAGATTAGGTAGTCAGTCATCGTTATTGATTATCACCGGGGCATCTGTAGCATATGGGTTATTAACAGACTTGTTGCTGTATGGATCACCGTAGGGTGAATATGGGTTATTAATGCTGTCCGGTGAGTATTTAGACCCAAATTGCCCGTATGGGTTCGACACAGAATTTTCGTCATACTTGTTATTGTTCAGGTTGCCAAGATACTTCCCGGTGGATGAGTCGTATAGTGCGGGTGACGCATGAGCTTGAAGCGATAAAGCCAGTGCGAGTAGCAGAAATAATTTACGCATGATTCTCTCCTTGGTTAATTGCAAACACCAACAAGAATACAACCTAAACTGTCCGATCTCACAGGGAAAAGCGACTGACCCGTTTAATCTCGGATCACAGTAAGGTTGTATTCATCTTGGCGCTATCATTGTAATGGTTGTAAATTACATTGTAATGGTTGCCGCCATCAGCATATTAACATGGGCGGCTCATGCGTATTCACTTCCAGCTAAACTATTTCAGCCGGATTACATATGCCAGATAAATTCAAAAATTACATTCCCCGCTATGCTCGCCGTCTTTCCTCAGGCCGCACTTATGACAAATAAATTCACCACGCTTTAGCATGTCAATGTGGCTCGCCATGCCCAAGCACAATCCTACCAAATCTTCAAAATCCACATCAACCCCGTGGACATACCCATTCACAGTTTCAAAACTATAATCTGCTGGCATGGTTATACCATCTTGGGTTTCGGTCATAACCTTGCCTGTTTCGGTTAGTGTGTAGCTCATTTTTTACTGTACCCCATTTTGTACTTACTCACAGGCTATGTACCCCATCTTCCAGTGACAAACTCAGTGACAAACCATGTCACTTCATGTCACAATACGGCTGTGGCAAAAGATTGATACCTTGATTCTATTGCCATGTATGCCCATTGGATACCCGGTAAACAGGTTCGATTCCTGTCGGGCACGCCAACGTCATATCTTGTTGAGTTTTACCCCGTGGTGGCTGTAGCTCAGTTGGTAGAGCCCCGGATTGTGATTCCGGTTGTCGTGGGTTCGAGCCCCATCAGT